CCAGCATCAGATTCGTGATCGTCGTGGCTTTACGACCAGAAAGTGGATTATTGAACCCGGAGACGATGTCATCTCCTTTGAGGGCAAACCCTCCCAGACCATCCTTGGTCAGGAAAAGACGCATTCCTTCATATTCTTCTTGATCGTATACATGGACGGCAGCACCGTATTTGTTCTCCGCTTTCATGGTGCTGATAGCATCTCGAAAACGTGTTGCTGCCTCCGGGGATTGGGGAAGCTCGTACCAGTCGGGGGTATCTATGCCCAGAGAATTAAGACGTCTCTGGTCTTCAGGGGAGAGATTGTACCGGGTTACCTTACCCAGGCCTTTTAAGCCTGAGCCAGGATTTCTCGCACTTTTTCCGGTGAAAGGCCGCTTGAGTTTACCATCTCCTGTTCGATCCACGTTAATGGAGCGTCGGATTTTTTCCCGGATTTTTTTGATGACACGGATTTTGTCGGTTTCTCGGAACTGGGATTCGAGTCCGCCAAGAGCTCGCCCAAAAGCGGCTTCTCGCCCTCGGTAAGATGGTAGATCCCCAATTTCTGCTTCTGACTGAAACGGGGTGATGCTGCTGAGTCGTTTTTCATACTTCGTACCTTTAAGAATGTTTGAGTACTTAGGATCACTCATAAGACTAGCAAAGTCAACAACTTCCTCTATGTCCTCTGCAGTGATATCCTTCGAGAGTTCCTGCATCGATTTTTGAGTACCCGGACCTTTGCGACGCTTCTCATAGATCGTCTTCACATAACTCCAAACCGTTTCCTGGACCTCCGCTGCAGTCCATTTCTGGCCGGTCTTCTTCTCCAGGAAAGCAGCTGCTCGACGGGTTGCAGCATTACTCAATAAATAACCAGGACCCTTCGCGCCTTTGCCTTCGGTTGCTACAGTCGTCCTGCCTCCGAAAATATCCTGCATGACGTTATACGCACGGCCCATCCAGGTATCATTCGTCACTTCATCATATCCCTCCAAGAGATTCTTCATGAAGCTGTTTGCCTTCGGCCCGGAAAGAACGATCGTGGTCGGATCCTCAGCCTTGAGGGCTGTCAGAGAGTTGTTCACCCAGGCATTCATCACTGATTCCTCGGTGCCCTTTCCTACAACGCTTTGACCCATGATCTTTTTAATCACTGCATCCTCAGTCGGGCGTCCTGCTGCATCCCAGTTCTTCCAGATCCTCAGTGCATTCTCCATATTCATCTCAACGGAGGTCTGAGGACTAGTCCCAGCTAATAATGCAATGAATCTTTCCGTATCATCCTGGAACACGTTCCGGAGCTGCTGCGCCGAATGCTTATACCATCCTTTTTTATGCCTCCCGGCATAGGCCAATGCACCAATTTCCTCCTGACCAAGGGTGGGGACCGCTTCTTTCCCCTGAGTGATCGTGATCGGCTTTCCACCAGGATAATCCTTCGAAGGCCTGGTTCTTCCAGTCTTGATCATCTCCTCCATTGCCAGAATCGTCTCAGGAGTCATGGATTTGAGCTCCTCCTCAGTCAAATACATCCTCAGAGTCGATAATGCGTCTGATTCCATGAGCTGTTTCTGCAATTCACGCGGCAATTGCGTCTTTTTGCCTCCATAGGTCCGCAATGCAAGCGTTTCCGGAGGCTGACGCCACCCGGTTTTCGTATCTGCTGCAACCAGGCCGGTTTTTTTCAGAATTTCGTCTTCAGAGGCTCCTTTTTCCAGTAATTTGTCTGCGCGGGAGATCCTTTTGGACATAGGAAGTGCCAAGGCACCTACTCCAAACATGGCAGATGCTGCTTTCAACCATGGAAGATCACCGGCAAGGAAGGATCCGCCGATGAATTCTGCACTCGAGGGATCGCCGCCTAGTTTTTCCTGAATCCAAGGTGACGTTCCAGGGATCAGCTCGCGAATAAACTCTTTTTCTTCCTTTGGAGGCTGCTGGGAGGGTACATGGGGGCGGGTCCGTTTAAACTTTGAGGCAAACGGTTCTTTTCCCACTCCATAATACGCGCCCATGGCTGCAAGCTCCGCAATATCCATTGGAGTTCCTGCCATCGTCGAAGGAATCGCACGGAACGTCTCTCCTGCTCCTTTTGAGGCAACTTCACCACGAGCCTTCTGCTCCTGGAGCCTCTTTTTCCGTAATTCCTCCCAATATCCTGCCATCAGGTCATCCTCTTTGATGCATACATATCAAAAAACTGGTCTGGCCCAAGTTCCAGATCCTTAACTTTTGCTGCAGGATACCCATAGATTTTCCGATAGAGCTTTCTTCCTTCAGGAGAAATTCCGGTCTGCTTCCACCGGAATGGAGATCCTTCTGCAGGTGGGTCTTCTTCTCCATAACGGATTTTATTAAGACGACGTTGGTTTGCTTTTACTGTTTCTTCATCACGTTCCAATGCTTCCCAATACTCATCCGGAGGTTCTGGAGGAATATAATCTTCTTCAAAGCTTCTAATCTGATCCAGGAATCCTGCTTTTACCAAAATCTCCATTTCTTTTTTGGTAAATCCACCACGTTCCCGTCCACGCATCAGAATTTCCGAAAACAGATTATATTCTTCTGCCGGGCTGTTCATGATCTGCCGAGCACCTTCTTTGGATGCTGCGCGTTGGGCTACTTTCTCAGCCATCAGTATCCTCCCATCACTGGATCATTGCCCTGAGTTTCCCACCAAGGCACGTCTTGATCTCCCACCAATGCCAATGCACTCTCCTCCATACGCTTCTCCTCAGCCTTGAACCATTCTGGAGAATTGAACTTGATTGCATCTGCTTCCGGGGTATGGAGATAGCCCAGGCTTTCACGCCACACATAAAGCATCGCGTCTGCTGCATGATTCTCGCAGTCTGATCTCTCAACAAACTTGCCCTTCTGACGCTCCATCGGATCCCACTCCAGGAGTTCCAGCTCATCAACCAAACATCGCGTGTCCGGATTATCATGGATGAGAAACTTGCCCTTCTTGAAATCGGAGTTGAGGAGTTCGATATGGTCATGCTTCTTGGATTTTTCTGCAGGGGTTATGCTCAGTGAATACCTCTTGTTGATCTCTTCGATGATCATCTTGCCGAGGGCTCCGGTATCTGCACACATACGATCAAAACTGTATTCAGAGTCCAGCTGCTGCACCTTCCTCGCAATGTCATCAGACGTATACCCAACATGCTTCTCCGCATGGATCACATAGGTCTCTGCTACATCCTCACTCCACGCGACCACAACAAACGCGGTTGAGTCCACAAACCCCAAATCAATTCCGAGTGCTGTCTGCCAGGTCTCATCGGGAAGTTCCTCGACCAGATTCCTCTTTCTGGAAAATCGATATACCAACGTGTTCTCATCCCTCGTCCACTCGCCTAAGTACTCTCGACGGTACGTCGGGTTGTCTTCACTCCAGCCATTCTCCTCAATCGCTCGGTCCAACCATGCCTTAGCTCCTGGAAGATGCGGGTTCTCCATGAGGGTCCAGTAATGGCTTTCGAATGGAGATCGCTTGAGTTGGTCTGCGTCGTAGAAATAACCCGAGCAAGTAGCAGACGGCGTTCCACACAACCACAACTCTCCATCATGGTCCAGGAGAGCTGCTTCGAGGACGTCGTTGACAAGAGTCTCAAGAATCGAAGTTTTGATACTTTGCGCTTCATCGATGATCACCCTCGAATAAGCAGGCCCACGAAACTTGTCCACCTCCCCAGGATCCTGACAACCTCCCAAAATGATCTGAGATCCATTCGGCAACTTCACTGTCAACTGATTCTCTAAAAACTCCATACCCATCGCCCATTGACGCTCCAGCTCCCTCAGTGTGCTCCATAAAATCCTCCGCGCATTCTTGATACTCAAAGTGATGTAAGGCACCAAAATCCCAGGCTTCCGCACCGCTGCATCAATCAAACCGATTGCACTCAGATGCGTCTTTCCTGCACGACGCGAACACCTCGCAACACGCTTCTTGGTGTCACTCTGGAAAAACTCCAACTGCTTCGGATGTAAACTCCCGATCATCTGATCAAGAATAAACTCCAGCTGCTGCTGCTGATCCTTACGTGCCCTTATTCGACTTACGGCCTCTTCCGCGAGAGCCCTTTGCTCCTTGCTCCACTGAAGATCCGCTCGCCTTGCTCTTTTTTTCGGTTGCCCGGCCATCCATTTCCTTTGCCATCCGCGCAGCCTCCGCCGTCTCATAACACGCGACGTTCCCCACGGGGATCACTTTAAGCACCGTCTTCTTACCATCATTGATCGAAACCGTGACAGAACCATCATCCTCCATCTCAAGCTTCGTATGAATATCATCCTTGAGCCTCACTGCAACTCCATGCAACGGGACCTGGACGCCTTTGATCAAATCAATATTTTCAAGTTTCATTTTTTAGCCTTTCTCCAAGTTTCCTGAATTCCGGTGAATTGAAATCCGTATTCTCATCGATGACAATTGCGTGGATTCCTGAACGCTCAAGATGCTCCTGGAGCTCTTTTGTGTCTAAAAGATGCTTATGAATTTCTGCTTCCTGGTCCAGGCCTTGTTCAATAATCATTTGCATATCAATGCTTCCACTCAAACCCACATCCGATAAGGGTTCCATCTCCATTTCACATTCGGCCACGCCTTGAACAGACTCTCCGTTCGATGGCTGACAATGACCGGGTGATCGGCAATCTGAGCCCAGCATCCATTGCAACGCTCAAATGCCTCATCCATCAACCTGGTTCCAATCCCCATCCTCCGAAACGCTCCCTTCACATAAACGAAGTGCAACACCGGGGTCCGGTTGAGCTCATAAGACCCGGAATTGCCTGGTACTGGTAACCCTGCATCAAATGCAACATAACCCCAGATCACGTCAGGATCGTCAGGGTCACATGCGACTAAAAGCGTACATTTCGTTAGGATTTTTTTGAGGATTATGTCGTGGTAGTAAAGGGATAGGGAGGGGGGTATGGGGGTCCTGGCTACCCCACGTCGACCGACCTGAGCTGCCCAGATGGGGTCCCTGGCGACGGCGCGGTTCCAACTGTCCAAGACGAACCCGGTTTCCCGGCCTTCTAGCTCCAGCGGTCTGATCAAGAGCCCCGGTCCCTGGTTAATTACCAGCGACCCTATCGCAGGATCCGTTGCTATTGCTGGGCTCGCGGCGGTCATGACCTATGGGTTCGTGTTTGAGTTCGTGTCCTGCTCCAAGAAACCACCAAGAGCATTGGTCATGGCAGGATCCTGGCGAATCTCATCGAGCAGCTGCGAGTCACTGAGCCTGCCGAGGTTGACGTTGACCAGCGGCTGCTGCCGCTCGGACCAGCTCTCGG